ATCAAGAATTTTATTTGAAAAAATTGATTAAAATCAATAATTGATTTAGATAATCTGAATGCAAGTGATGGTATTAAGAAAAAAATTAGAGAAGAATTTAAGTATATTTTAGAACTACTGGATTTTGATAAAAAGTCTCACGAGATTTATAGAAACTGGTATGTTGACGGTAGACTTTACTACCATAAAGTAATCGATTTAAAAAATCCACACGAAGGCATTCAAGAACTTCGTTACATTGACGCACTTAAGATGCGTTATGTGAGACAAAATAAAAAGAAAAAAGACAACGAGAATACCTTTGCTAGAATGAGATCTGATAATCCTATGGATTATGAGTTCCCAGAAATTGAAGAGTATTTTATTTACAGTCCAAAAACCGCATATCCAACACAAAATCCAACTGCATCTGGTGCAAATAATGGAATCAAAATGTCAAGAGATTCCATTACTTATTGCACTTCAGGTCTTGTAGATAGAAACAAGGGATCAACACTTTCTTATCTACACAAAGCAATTAAGGCTCTCAATCAACTTAGAATGATTGAAGACTCTCTAGTTATTTACAGATTGTCTCGTGCTCCTGAACGTAGAATTTTTTACATTGATGTAGGAAATCTTCCTAAAGTAAAGGCAGAACAATATCTCAGAGATGTGATGATGAGATATCGCAATAAGTTAGTATATGATGCTAACACGGGAGAAATCCGTGATGATAAAAAGTATATGAGTATGCTGGAGGATTTCTGGCTTCCTCGTCGTGAAGGTGGTAGAGGAACTGAAATTACTACACTTCCCGGTGGACAGAATCTTGGAGAAATTACAGATATTAAATATTTCCAAGAAAAACTCTATCGTTCTCTAAATGTTCCAACATCTAGAATTGGTGGAGAGGGTGGTTTCAATCTTGGTCGTTCATCAGAAATCTTAAGAGATGAACTTAAGTTCAGCAAGTTTGTTGGACGTTTAAGAAAGAGATTCTCAAACATGTTTAGTGACATGCTAAGAACTCAATTGATTCTCAAGAATATCATAACCCCAGAAGATTGGGATATTATGAATGAACACATTCAGTATGATTTTCTATATGATAATCATTTCTCGGAATTAAAAGAAGCAGAACTTCTTAATGAAAGATTGGGTTTGGCGGCAACTGCGGAACCATATATTGGCAAATACTATTCTCAAGATTATGTAAGACGCAAAATTTTACGCCAAACTGATCAAGAAATTCTCGATCAAGATGCAATTATTAAGAAAGAGATTGAGGAAGGTATTATTCCAGATCCATCTCAAATGCAAATTGATCCGGCAACTGGACAACCAATTCCAATGGATAATGCTCCGATGGATCTAGGAAAACCAGTAATGGAACCAGATTTGGGGTCAGAAGAAAAAGTAGTAGAACTACCTAAGGGTGGTGATATCTAATAAATAACTCAGAATACTATTGATTACAATCATGGATGAATTAATGGATATGATTACTACTGATGAGAGTCCCTCTCAGATTAGTGATAAAATTAAAGATCTTCTTTTTGCAAAGGCAGCAGAAAGAGTAGGTGATTTTACACCTTATGTTGCAGATTCACTCTTTGGTAGTGAAGAGTCTGAAGAAGAAATCGAAGTAGAAGATACTGAAGACTACGAAGAATCATAAATAAAAAGTATAAGACTTTATCATAAAAATGCAAAGAACTAAGATAATTGAGACTGAAGTTTCAACAGGTGCTACTGCCGGTGCTGCCACAAGTATCGGAAGTGCTACTTGTGTAAGAGTTCATAATAATACATCTGGCATTGTTACTGTTGGAGTCTCGACTATTGTTGGGGCAGCAACAACTAATTATTTTTCAATGCCAGCAAACTCTGTAGAATTTCTCGAGAAACTTCCAACTGATGTTATCTGGACTTCATCATCTATCAAAGCAGCAAAAGTAGGATTCACTAACTAAAGCCATGAAACTCATCAGAGAAGAAATCGAACAAGTAGAATTTATCGTTGAGAATAAGAACGGTAAAAAATCACTTTTCATCGAAGGAGTTTTTCTTCAAGGAAATATCAAAAACCGTAATGGTCGTATGTATCCTATGGAAACTCTTCGTCGTGAAGTTTCTCGATACAACGAAAATCATGTTGCTCAAGGTAGAGCACTTGGAGAACTCGGACACCCAGATGGTCCTACTGTAAATCTTGATAGAGTTTCTCACAAGATTATTTCTCTGAGAGAAAGTGGTAATAATATTATCGGAAAAGCAAAGATTCTTTCCACCCCTATGGGTAAGATTGCAGAGTCTCTGATTTCTGAAGGTGTAAAACTTGGAGTTTCTTCTCGTGGTATTGGTTCTCTCCGTATGACTAGAGAAGGAATCAATGTTGTTGGTGAAGACTTTATGCTCGCAACTGCTGCTGATATTGTTGCCGATCCTTCTGCTCCCGATGCATTCGTTGAGGGAATTATGGAAGGCAAAGAATGGATTTGGGACGGTGGTATTCTACGTGAAAAATATGCAGAAAAAACCTACAAGACTATTAACACTCTTGTAGATCAAAAGAGATTGCAAGAGAATAAGTTGAACTTATTCAACGACTTTCTCGCAAATCTTTAATTTATAAATAAATATAGTTTAAAACTAAGGTTAAACGGAGAGTTCAAATGTCTCGTGGAGATTTACAAGAAATGGAAGTAGGCACTAAGCAATCCAAGACCGCTGTTAATGCTGGTGCTAAAGCAGCGGAAGGAATGCCTAAACTGGCAGACCCAGGAACCCAACTCGCTAGTGTAGAAGATCTTGGTGGTCCTACCCCAGAGAACTACAGATCTGATGATGATTCTGCAAAGTTGAAGACTCCTGGTGCTACCCTCAAGCAGGTTAAGGATATTGTAAATAAAGGTGCAAAATCTGCTGATGCCATGAAGGCAGTTAAGGAACAAGAAGAACTTGAAGATGAAGAAGTTCTTGCCGAAGTTGAAGAGACTGAAGAAGAAGTCGTAGAAGAAGAGACTGAAGAGTATGACATCGAAGAAGATGTTAATGCTCTCCTCGGTGGTGAAGAACTCTCCGAAGAGTTTAAAGAAAAAGCAAAGACTATCTTTGAAGCTGCTCTGACTTCTAAGGTTGGAGAAATCAAAGAGGCTCTTGAATCGCAATATGTAGAGAGACTTGTAGAAGAAGTCGAAGAGATTAAAGAAGCACTCAAGCAAAGAGTCGATTCTTATCTTGAGTACGTTGCCGACGAATGGTTCACCGAAAATGAACTGGCAGTCGAGCAAGGTCTTAAGACTGAAATGACCGAATCATTCCTCGAAGGAATGAAGGGTCTTTTTGAAGCACATTATGTATCAATCCCTGAAGATAAATATGATGTTCTTGAGAGCATGGTAGAAAAACTTGATGACATGGAGACAAAACTCAACGAGCAAATTGAGAAAAATATTCTCCTCAACAATCGTCTTGCAGAGTCGGTTGCTGATGGGATCTTAGATCAAGTTTCCGAGGGTCTTGCACAGACTCAAAAGGAAAAGCTCGCTTCACTTGCCGAAAGTGTTGAGTTTGAAAGTGAAGAAGAATATCGTGAAAAACTGGAGATGCTGAAGGAATCTTATTTCCCAGCAAATAAAACTCCTAAAGCACATACTGAAACTCTGTCTGAGGGTGTAGACAATTCATCCGAATCCGTTTCGGGTCCGATGGCTGCATACCTGAGAACTCTTCAGGCTGTTGCTAAAAACTGAATTTAATATTAATCAAACGTAAACATTCACAAAGGTACACGCAAATGTTCAATAACGAGCATCTGCAGGAAAAGTGGGCACCACTCCTCAACTATGAGGGTCTTGATCCAATCAAAGATTCCCATCGTAGAGCGGTAACCGCAGTCCTGCTGGAAAACCAAGAAAAATTCCTCAAAGAAGAATCTGCATTTAGCAGCGGATTCAACCTGATGGAGTCCCCCACTAACTCAGCTGGCACCGGTGGTTTCGGTGGCAACTCAGCTGCTGGTGGTCCTACTGCAGGTTTCGATCCCGTTCTGATCTCCCTGATCAGACGTTCAATGCCTAACCTCGTCGCATATGACCTGGCTGGTGTTCAACCAATGAGTGGTCCTACCGGACTCATCTTCGCAATGCGTTCCCGCTACAACAGTCAGAGCGGAACTGAAACATTCTTCAATGAAGTTGATACCGCATTCTCCGGTCAGGATGACGGTTTCAACCTCACTTCAGGTTTCTCTGATGTTACTGCTGGTCTCGGTACTACTGCTCAGTCAGGAACCAACCCAGCAATCCTGAACCCAGTTGGAACTGCTACCTCAACCGCATATGATGTCGGTCAGGGTATGGTAACTGGTGATGCAGAGAACCTTGGTTCTGCTGCTGGCGATCAGTTCAACCAGATGGCATTCTCGATCGAGAAAGTCACTGTTACTGCAAAGTCAAGAGCACTGAAGGCTGAGTACTCCCTCGAGCTTGCTCAGGACCTTAAGGCAATTCACGGTCTGAATGCTGAAGCAGAACTTGCTAACATTCTGTCTAGTGAGATTCTTGCTGAGATCAACCGTGAGGTTATCAGAACCATCTATAAGATTGCTGAGCAAGGTGCTGTTGAGAACGTTGCTACTCAGGGTATCTTCGACCTTGATATCGATTCCAACGGTCGTTGGTCGGTTGAGAAGTTCAAGGGTCTTCTGTTCCAGATCGAAAGAGATGCTAACAGAATTGCTCAGAGAACTCGTCGTGGAAAGGGCAACATCATCATGTGCTCTGCTGACGTTGCTTCAGCACTGACCATGGCTGGTGTTCTTGATTACACCCCTGCTCTGAACGCAAACCTGAACGTTGATGACACTGGCAACACCTTTGCTGGTACTATCAACGGTAAGTATCGTGTTTATATCGATCCTTATTCGGCAAACCTGGCTGCTGATAACGGTGGTCTGGCACAGGGTACTAACCAATACTACGTTGTTGGTTATAAGGGTTCCAGTGCATATGATGCTGGTCTCTTCTACTGCCCATATGTACCTCTGCAGATGGTACGTGCTGTTGGAGAGGATACTTTCCAACCAAAGATTGGCTTCAAGACCCGTTATGGTATTGTTGCCAACCCATTCGCAGAAGGAACCGATCAAGGTCTGGGTCGTCTGCGTGTCAACAGCAACCGCTACTACAGAAGAGTTGCAATCAAGAACCTCATGTGAGTCTTCTCACAAAGGTTTCTGGGTGCCGAAAGGCACCCTTTTTTTATCTAAATAATTCAAAAAATGACAGTTACAAACGCATATAAGAATCAGATACAGAATAGAAACTTTCTGTCTCCTGTTGGATTTAAGTTTACTCTGAATAGAGCACCTAAAGTTGCATTCTTTGGAAACACCGCAAACATTCCAGGAATGACTTTAGGAGTTGCAGTTCAATCAACATATCTTAAAGATATCGATATTCCTGGAGACAAAGTTCAATTTAATGATTTGATATTGAGATTCCTTGTAGATGAAAATCTTGAAAACTACATGGAGATTCAAAACTGGATTCGTGGTATTGGATTTCCAGAAAATCTTGAAGAAATTTATGATTGGCAAAGAAATAATCCTGGAATGGATTTTCAAGATAAAAATCAAATGAACTTATATTCTGATGCAACACTTAGTGTTTTGACAAGTTCAAATAATTCAAATTTTAAAGTTAAGTTTCTGGATTTATTTCCATATTCTTTGACAGATCTTCAATTTGATGCTACAGATACTGACATAGATTATTTGACGGCAGAGGTAACTTTCAAGTATACTATCTACGATATAGTAGATAATGCTGGCAATCCATTATGACTTTTGATTTGGATACAATCCAAAAAATGTGGGAGGAAGACTGTAAGATCGATGCGGATAACTTACATACAGAATCCTTAAATATTGCAAGTTTACATGCAAAATATTTTGATCTTTACAATAACATTGTTCTCTTAAAAAAGAAAGCCGAACAACAAAGAAAAAATATCAGACACGATCGTTATGAATATTATACAGGAAAGGCAGATCCTGATGTTTATGTAGAGAATCCATTTCCTAAGAAAATTCGTGATAAGGAAACTCTACAGAAATACTTAGATGCTGACGAAAAACTTTCCCAAGTTTGTCTCAAGATTGACTACTACGATACAATGCTAAATTACATCGAAAGTATTCTAAAGATGATTCAAAACAGAACTTTTCAAATTAAGAACGCAATTGAGTTTGTTAGATTTACTGCTGGACTAGGGTAAATAAATAATCCAAGATGAATGGATTCTTGTGATTGATACTACGGCAAATATTGTTATATCAAAATCCAACGAAGTATTTCTGAAGATTAATACGGAACCTCATATAGAATATGAACTTAGAGATCACTTTAAGTTTGAGGTTCCTAATGCAAAATTTATGCCCCAGTACAGAGGAAAGAACTGGAATGGGGAAATTCATTTATATGATATGAGATCCAAGCAGATTTATGTTGGACTCTTGGATAAGATTGTATCCTTCTGCAAGCAATATGGATACACTTATAAGTTTGATGATAATAAGTTCTATGGACTCCCATTTGAGATTAATGAAGAGATCTCATATGAGGGTGTGAAAGATTATATGAAATCTATTTGTGCTCATTCTCCACGGGAGTATCAAGTAGAGGGAGTATATGATGCTCTAAGGCATAACAGAAAGCTATTGATAAGCCCCACTGCATCTGGCAAATCACTGATGATTTATTCGATCGTAAGATATTATGTGGATAAAGGGCAAAAAATTCTTTTAATTGTTCCAACGACATCTCTTGTAGAACAGATGTACAAGGATTTCCAGGATTACGGTTGGGATGCTGAGTCATATTGCCACAAGATTTATTCTGGTAGGGAGAAGACGAACGAATATGATGTTACGATTACAACCTGGCAATCTGTATACAAACTAGATCGTTCTTTCTTCGAAGATTATGGAGTTATTATAGGTGATGAGGCTCATTTGTTCAAGAGCAAATCTTTAGTACAGATCATGACTAAACTTCATCATGCTAAGTATCGTTTTGGATTTACAGGAACTCTTGATGGAACTCAAACTCACAAATGGGTTCTTGAAGGATTATTCGGTCCATCATACAAAGTAACTAAAACTGCAGAATTGATGAAGCAAGGACATCTTTCTCAGTTAGATATTCAGTGTCTTGTTCTTAAACACCCACCACATAAGTTTGAAACTTATGAAGATGAGATACAGTATTTAATCTCCCACGAACAAAGAAATAAATTTATCACAAATCTATCTTTAGATCTGAAGGGAAATACTCTTGTTCTGTTTTCACGAGTTGAAGCACATGGAGCAATCCTCTATGAAATGATAAATAAGAATAACCGTGAAGATCGTAAAGTATTTTTTGTTCATGGTGGGGTGGATGCTGAAGAACGAGAACTTGTAAGAGAAATTACCGAAAGGGAAAACAACGCAATCATCGTTGCTTCTTATGGAACTTTTTCTACAGGTATTAATATTAAGAGTCTCCATAACGTTATCTTTGCTTCGCCCAGTAAATCAAGAGTTAGAAATCTACAATCAATTGGAAGAGTACTTAGAAAGGGAAAAAATAAAACTAAAGCAGTCCTCTACGACATCTCTGATGATTGTACAATTCAATCAAGAAAGAACTATACTCTAAATCACTTCATAGAAAGAATTAAAATTTATAATGAAGAGCAATTCAATTATGAGATAATCACTATTCAACTAAAGAGTAAATGAATTATTATACCTACGCATATCTTAGAGAAGATGGAACCCCTTACTATATTGGTAAAGGTAAAGGAAATCGTATTCACTCAAAATCCAATAGAGTTTTTAATCCACCACCCAAAGAGAGAAGAATATTTTTAAAAAAAAATCTAACTGAAGATCAAGCATTTAGTCATGAAATCTATATGATTGATGTCTTCGGTAGAAAGGATTTAGGAACAGGTATTCTCCACAATAAATCAGATGGTGGTATTGGTGGAGGTGCTATGAAGGGAAAATCTCAAAGTGAAGAGACTAAAATTAAAATTGGTAATTCCAATAGGGGAAGAATTCATTCCAAAAAATCAAGAGAAAATATGAGTAAATCTCATTTAGGAAAACCAAATCCAAAGTCAGGAAGTTCTAGGAAAGGAAAATCATTTTCAGAAGAACATATAAAAAATAAAAGTGAAGCAACTAAGTTATGGTGGAAGAAGAGAAGGGAGATTCAATCAAATGGGAATTGAAGATGATTTTTACTGTACACTTAAGTTAAAAACCGGAGAGGAGATCTTTGCAAAGGTAGCAGCTACTGAAGAAGAAGATAGAACTCTCTTGTTAGTATCCAATCCAATTATCGTTGCTGAAATAAAAGGAAGAACTGGTGTAATGGGATATAAGATAGAACCCTGGTTAAAGACAACCACAGAAGATATGTTCATCATTAATCTAGATGATGTTCTTACGATGACTGAATCATCTGATATTGAAATGATTTCTATGTATCAAACTTATTGTAGAGAAAGTGATAAGACAAAAAGAAATCAAGCAAAGATATCTCGTAAGATGGGATATCTTGCTAATGTTAATGATGCTAAAGAGATACTTGAGAAACTCTTTAAAGATAGCTAATACCTGATCTTTAAACCCAACAAAGGTATTCTACACAGTATTTGGCACCTTGTCAACTATTCGAATAAGTGCTATAATTCATACATATTATGAGATAACCTAATGATAACCACAGCAGTTATGACCAAGAGAAAAAGGTCAGAGCACTACGTAAACAACAAAGAGTTTCTTGCAGCACTCATTAGATACCGTGAGAATGTTGAAATTTCTTTCATTCAAAAATATGGCAGAGAACCTACAAAGGATGATAGATCAAAATCATGGGACACAAAGCCACAAATTCCTAGGTATATTGGTGAGTGCTTCTTAAAGATTGCAAATCATTTATCATTTAAACCAAACTTTGTCAACTACATGTTCAAAGAGGACATGATTTCTGACGGTATTGAGAACTGTGTTCAATACATTCATAATTTCAATCCAGAGAAATCCCAAAATCCATTTGCATATTTTACTCAAATTATTCACTACGCATTTCTGAGACGTATTCAGAAAGAGAAGAAGCAACTGGAGATTAAGAACAAGATTCTAGAAAGGACTGGGTTCGATCAAGTATTTGAGAGTGGCAGTGTTGACGGATCTGATTATTCAGACTATAATTCTATCAAGGATGCAGTACACTCCAAACTTCGTTACTGAATGAAAGTTGCAATTATTACCGATCAACACTTCGGTGCAAGAAAGAATTCCAAACTCTTTCATGATTATTTCCTAAAGTTCTATAATAACGTATTTTTCCCAACACTCGAAGAGCATGGGATTACTACTGTTGTGGATATGGGAGATACTTTTGATAGTCGTAAAGGAATTGATTTTTCTGCTTTATCTTGGGCTAAGAGTAATTACTACGATCGTCTCAACGAAATGGGAGTAAAGGTTCATACAATCGTAGGGAACCACACAGCATATTATAAGAACACCAATCAAGTCAATGCGGTTGATCTACTTCTGCGTGAATATGATAATGTGACTGTATATTCGGAACCAACTGAAGTAATGTTGGATCAACTTCCGACTCTTTTTATTCCATGGATCAATCAAGAAAATGAGGAAAGTACTCTCAAACTTATTCAAAAGACAACTTGCCCGTGTGCGATGGGGCACCTTGAACTCCAGGGATTTAGAGTTAATAACCAAATCGTCATGGAGCATGGTTTGGAGAGCAAATTATTTGACAAGTTCACCCGTGTCTACTCGGGACACTATCACACTCGATCGGATAACAGAGTAGTATTCTATCTCGGAAATCCTTATGAGTTGTATTGGAACGACGTAAATGATACTAGAGGGTTTCATATCTTTGATACAGAAACTCTGGAACATACTCCAACCAATAATCCTTATAGGATGTTTTATAACATTTATTATGAGGATAATGATCACCAAACTTTTGATACCCGTGAGTATCAGAATAAGATTGTCAGGGTAATTGTTCGTAAGAAAACAGATCTTAAGAAATTTGAAAAGTTTGTTGATAAACTCTATACTTCTAATGTTGCTGAACTCAAAGTTGTTGAGAACTTTCAAATTCAAGAGAATGAAGAGTTTGAAGCATTTGAATCAGAAGATACACTTTCTATCTTGAATAGATATGTAGAGGAAGCAGAAATTGGACTTGATAAATCCATCGTTCAGAAACTTATTTCCGAAGTATATCAAGAGGCTTGCGAATTAGTCTAGAATGTTTATCCTAACGATCAGTGGCAGAGAAGACGAAGGTGCTTATTCAGTAGTCAACGAGGATGGAGATCAAGTTCTTTATCTCTTTGAGGAGGAAGATGATGCTGTTCGTTTTGCTATGATGTTAGAAGAAGATGACTATCCTGAAATGCATGTAATGGAAATTGATGATGATCTACTTGTAAATGTTTGTGAAATGCATGGACATGAGTATGTTATCATTACACCTAATGACATCGTGATTCCCCCCAAAGAAAATGATATTGTTTGAAAAAATCCGTTGGAAAAACTTTCTTTCTACTGGAAACCAATTCACTGAAGTTGAACTGAATAAAAACTCAACCACTCTAATTGTGGGGAATAATGGAGCAGGTAAGAGTACAATTCTAGATGCTCTCTGTTTTGTATTGTTTGGTAAGGCTTTTCGCAAGATCAATAAACCTCAACTCATCAATACAACAAACGAGAAGGATTGTCTTGTTGAGATTGAACTGAAGATTGGTTCTACTGATTGGATGATCCGTCGTGGAATCAAACCAAATATCTTTGAGATCTATCGCAACGGATCTGTTTTAGATCAAAGTTCTTCTGCTATTGATCAGCAAAAGTATCTTGAGCAATCCATTCTCAAGATGAACTACAAATCATTTACACAGATTGTGATTCTGGGTAGCAGCAACTTTGTACCATTCATGCAACTCTCTGCTGCAAGTCGTAGAGAAGTGATTGAGGATCTTTTGGATATTAAGATCTTCTCCTCCATGAATGTGATTATTAAAGAAAAGATTCGTTCTCTGAAAGAAGAAATCCGCACTCTTGAACTGAAGAAAGAGTCGGTGAAAGATAAAGTTGAGATGCAGAAAAACTTTATTGAAGAGTTGGAGAATCTTGGTAATGCCAACGTAAATGCCAATAAAGAAAAGATTGCCAATTGCGAAAAGGAAATTGGTGATTATGTGAAGGAAAATGAGGATATTGAGGAACCTCTTAGGGCACTTATTCGAGAACAGGATAAGATTACTGGATATGCGGAGAAACTTAAAAAACTTGGACAACTAAAAGGAAAGATCTCTCAGAAAGTATCTACGATTACCAAAGAACATAAGTTCTTCCTGGAAAATACGGTTTGTCCTACTTGCACACAATCTATTGAGGAAGAATTTCGGTTAAATAGAATTAAGAGTGCTCAAGATAACGCAAAGGAGTTGCAATCTGGTTACAAAGAACTAGAGGAGGCAATTAAAAAGGAAGAAGAACGAGAGCACAAATTCAACACTCTATCTAAAGAGATTTCGAAACTAACGAATGGCATTTCTCAAAATAATATTAGGATTAACGGATTACGGAGACAAATCCGAAATCTTGAAAAGGAAATTCAAGTTCTTACCGAGAACCTTGCAAACCGAAATTCTGAACATGAAAAGCTAGAACAATTTAAGAATGATCTAAAATCAGTATATGATGATCTGTCTGGAAAGAAAGATTTGATTCAGTATCATGACTTTTCATATTCTCTATTGAAAGATAGTGGTGTAAAATCCAAAATCATCAAAAAGTATCTGCCACTGATTAATCAACAAGTTAATCGGTATCTGCAAATGTTGGATTTCTACATCAACTTTACTTTAGATGAGGAGTTTAATGAAACTGTACAGTCTCCGATTCATGAAGACTTTTCTTATTCTTCTTTCAGTGAAGGTGAAAAACAAAGAATCGACTTGGCACTACTATTCACTTGGAGGGAAGTTGCTAAGTTTAAAAACTCAACTAACACTAATCTTTTGATTCTTGATGAGGTGTTTGATTCTTCTCTTGATGGATTTGGAACCGAAGATTTTCTGAAGATCATCCGTTATGTGATTAAAGATACTAATATTTTTATCATTTCTCACAAAGTTGGTATGGAGGACAGATTTGAAAGTGTCCTTAAATTTGAGAAAGTGAAGGGATTTAGTCGTATGATCTCCTAACAGGAGTAAACCCATGCAAGTACCAAACTGGCAAAAACATTCTAAGAAAGAACAAAAACGACATTTAAAACCTCAAGCACTGAGGCAAGCCAAAGCACGACTTGCCCACTTCAAGAAGTGTCACAAGACCTCTCGGAAACGGGGGGTTTCGTCGTATTATGGTTCTATACGAAACGAAATCGATGTCTATCAGCCACGAAATCAAATCCCAACTTGCCAAACTGCTTGCCACTGAGGATTTGGTGGTGGAACACAAGAAGGTTTCTACTGCTTGTTTCAACGTCCATACTCGTGTGTTGACTCTTCCTCTCTGGGAAAAGGCAAGCAACCTTGTCTATGACCTTCTGGTGGGGCATGAGGTAGGGCACGCTCTCTTCACTCCCGATGAAGATTGGACTGAGACTGTAA